CCCTTTCGGGCTGAACAAAAGTCCACATGCAGAAGGTGCGGTTTCACCAGTCGATTGACAAGTTGTCAACGGCGTAATGCTCAATTAACGTACACTCAGAACTAAGGATCACCATATCGAACAATTCCTCAATTTCACATAATCCTAGGTCATATGTTGCCATAACCCAGGTGAGAAACTGATCATCGTTCACGGTTACTTTTTCGTTCTTGATTGCATCAACGATGTTACCTAACTCAATTCCCGACGTGCGGGTAAACCAAGTCAAGTCATCGAGGGTCACTGCCTCGCAGTCCTCCAAGGTATATCGCTCCAGAAAACGATCACGCAAAAGCGGAACATGCCGAAACTCATAAGCATACGACAGGGCTTTGCCTGCCATATACTGCGAGTCCGACACAGCTTCGTTCGTGGTCGCACGGGCGTTGAACCTTGCAAGGGCTTTGCCGAGAAGCGGCAACATGCATTTAGTGTCGCCGTCGATAATGATCCGACGGCTGAGCAGAGTAGCTTCACCCACAAGCTTAACACATTTTCCCTTTAGCACCATTTTGAAACGGTCGACGGTCGCTTTCCACAAATGAATGCAAAAAGGCTTGCCTGTTACAGCAAGAATATCGTCGCCGAGCACACACGCCTTGGCCATCGGTATCTGCTGACGCGCGCAAGCGACAGCAAACATGGTCATGTTGTATGTACTGTTTCGAGCAGTAGTGCTCGTGGTACCGGTGGGAAGCTGGTATTTCAAGCGGGCTGAAACGCCAAATCTCCTATTCTGCACCTTATAACTCTCGATCTCTAACAGCAAAGTGCGCAACCATTGGGGCATGCACAGCTTTTCAAGCCATGCATCGAATAACAATGCGACTCTAGATCTCTGCTCACGGTCATTGGCAGAGAAGTCGCCCTCGTATGCGTTGGGCAGCTTAGGATCATCCAGGAATTCGACCAAACTCACGTCATTTGTTTTGTACGCGAGTTTTACCTTGACGTTTCCAACTCGGTTCGTCTCTAGAACCTTGACGAGTCGCTCCATTACCACCATTAAAGGCGGACCGGTGACTCTGTTGAAAACGTCGTTGCCAGCGTATATCACGCGAGGTGCCCAAGAAGGGTCGTTCCGCTTCAACAAAGCTTCCATCTTCACAGACAGATCCTTTGTTCCGATGTAACTCGGGGTGCAGAACGGTATATCCTTCTCAGCGGACACCATCTTTTTGGCCTTATGTGGGTCGAATTTGTTTATCCACCTGGCGACGGTTTCGTCGTCTTCATCCCACTCCTCGAACATGTTGTCCGGGAGTGCTTTGATGATCCGAAGTGCGTGTTCGTACACGTCGTCTTCGATGTCGTCCCCGTCCTTTTGGACGAAGTTGCTGCGCTTATTGAACGCGGCCATGAAAGATTCGTAGTCATTGCTAGTCACCACCGGAATGGCTTCAGACAACAGAGGCCCCAATTGGTTAATGGGGTTAGCAGAATCCTCGTAAGAGAATTTGCCCTCAGTCATCTCAAAGGGAACGTTCGGGGAGAACGTTCGCTGGCTAACAACTTTCAATCTTCCATCCGTAGGCCGCTCCGCTGCCGAATTATCTTCAGCATAAGACACAGTGACTGGGGCCGCCCGACGCGCGTTCCGGTTCGCGTGCTCCAC